GCGCCGATCTGGTGCCGCTGTTCCGGCTGGTACAGGACTACCGGCGATGGGGCAAGATCAAATCCACCTACATCGACGGCTATATGGACCATGTGAACGCCACCACCGGGCGCATCCATGCTGACCTTATGCCGCTGGCCACCGAGACGGGACGCTTCGCTGCCCGCAGGCCAAATCTGCAAAATATGCCCCGTGCCGGGAATGACGACACCGGAGTACGCAACTTCTTCATTGCCCCGGAAGGTATGGTGCTGCTGTCGCTGGACTTCTCCCAGATTGAACTTCGGGTAGGCGCGTTTTACTGCCGCGATGATCGGATGCTGGACACCTATCGCACAGGTGGCGATATCCACGCACAGACCACCTCAGTCATCTATCACATCCCCTTCGAGCAGGCAGTTGATAAAACCGCAGACAGTTATAAAGAACGCAGGACCATAGCGAAAAACTGTAATTTCGGGACCTTTTTTGGGTTGTTTCCAAGGGGTCTGCAGCGCACCCTCAAATTCAAGGCGGGCCTATCCACGCCGCTCGGGGAGTGCGAGCGCATCATATCCAACCTCAAGGCCGGGTATCCGGGCCTGACCCGCTGGCAGGAGGAAACCAAGGAACGGGCCGGATTCCGGCGCTACTCGGAAACGTGGCTCGGACGGCGGCGCTATCTGCCTGGCATCCAATCACAGGACTGGGGCAAGAAGTCCTTTGCCGAGCGATGTGCGCTGAATACCCCCATCCAAGGCACGGCAGCGGACATCCTCAAGCTGGCCCTCGGCAGGATCATCACCGGCTTGCCGAAACGCCCATGGCTGCGACCTTTGCTGCAGATACACGATGAGCTGGTGTTCGAGTTGCCTGCGGCCCGCGTGCCGGAGGCGGTGTCATTCCTTCGCTCCTGTATGGAACAGCAGCCCTTCCCGGAGTTCGATGTTCCCATCGTGGCCGAAGCCGCCGAGGGACTCCGGTTCGGTGAAATGAAAGAACTGGAGGATTGATCCTATGACCATACACAAATACCCGCTCAAATGGGAGGAAACGCAGATCATCGATGTACCTCCCGGTGCGGAGCCGCTGGCGCTGCAACCGCAGAACGGCGTGCCGACTCTCTGGGCCAAGGTGGACGAGGACGCAATTCTTGAGCCCCGCACGGTGCGTATCTTCGGCACCGGCGCGCCGATGTCTGCTGATCCGGGCCGTTACCTCGGCACCATTCAGGCTGGCTGCTTTGTGTTTCACTTTTTTATGGAGGTGTCTTTATGAAAACAGGACGTACCCTGCAATCGCTGGCCGAGGAGCTGAACCGGCAGCGGCAGTGCAAGCGGGACTTTATCGTAACGACCGACGCAATGGAGCTGGAGGACGGCGCGGAGCTGTTCAGCCTGTGCCGCCCGTTGGACAGCGGCATGCGCGAGGTCGAGCCCTTTACCATGACGGATTTGTTCCACCGGCAGCTCGGCGCGTCGCTGGGCATCCCGGCAAAATACTATGACAAAATGCGCGAGGAATTCCCAGAGTTGCTGACCCGGAATGTCAACGGCTGGCTGCGGCACGGTGAGCCCACAAAACACACCGTCCGCACCATGAGCGGCACTGCCCGCGCTTTTTTGTCCGACCGCTACCGCCGCATCGACAACTATGAGGTGGCGAGCGCAACCCTGCCAATCATTTCCGAAATGCCCGATGCGCGGGTGGAAAGCTGCGAGGTCACCGAAACCCGCATGTACATCAAAGTGGTCAACCCCCGCCTCGAAGCTGAGGTGCAAAAGGGCGATATCGTACAGGCGGGCATTATCATCAGCAACAGCGAGGTTGGTCTTGGCAGCGTCCGGGTGATGCCGCTGGTCTACCGGCTGGTGTGTCTCAACGGCATGGTGGTCAACGACCTCGGCCAACGCCGGTATCATGTGGGCCGTGAACTCGAAGAAGCATGGGAGCTTTTCAGCGACGAAACCCTGCAGGCCGAGGATACCGCTTTCCTGCTCAAGCTGGCCGACATTGTGCGCACGGCGGTCGACGAGGCCCGCTTCGGCATGGTGGTCGACCGGCTCCGGGAGGCCGCGCATGTAGAAATCGTCGCGCCGGTGCCGCAGGTGGTGGAGCTCACCGCCCGGCAGTATGGACTTAACAAAGCAGAAGAAGGCGATATCCTACAGCACCTTATCGCTGGCGGCGACCTTTCGCTGTACGGCCTGTCCAGCGCCGTCACCCGCGCTTCGCAGGATGTGGAGAGCTACGACCGGGCCACGGCGCTCGAGGGTCTGGGCTGGCAGATCGCCACGATGCCCCGCGAGCAGTGGCGGGCCATCAATGGGGACGGCCTATGAGTATAAACAAGCATAACAGTGAGGGCTACCCGGACCCAACGGCCTATGAAGCCCTCACCGCCGTGGAAAAAGAAGAAAAGAAGAAACCATACCGTCCGCTGGTTTTTGTCTGCTCGCCGTTGGCGGGCGATGTAGCACGGAACCTCGAAAATGCCCGCCGCTACTCCCGTTTCGCCGCCCTTCAGGGCATGATCCCGCTCACCCCGCATTTGTTGTACCCGCAATTTTTGGACGATACCAATCCCCAGGAACGGCAACTCGGCAGTTTCTTCGGGCTGGTGTTGCTGCGCAAATGTGAGGAGCTTTGGGTGTTCGGCACCTACTTCAGTAAGGGCATGCGCGTGGAAATCGACAAGGCCCGCAAGCATGGTATGAGGATACGGTTTTTTAATGAGCAATGTGAGGAGGTGGCTACGGAGTGAAACCGCTGAACATCCCCTTGGAGGAGTTCCTTCGCCCCTTCTTCGATCCCGGCGAGTTGGTTTGCCTGCGTGTGTTTGATGACCGCAAGACAGGTGCCGGGGGGCAGCCTTCTGCCTTCAAGGGTGCCAAGTTGGAGTGCGAGGCGGGCAAAATTGCCGCTATAGAGAAAACCCTCAGAAAGCACAATGCCCAGAACCGGGGCATCTATTTTGTCATCAATTATGGCGGTCATGAAGACACCGACATCACAAGGATCAATGCGCAATTTGTGGAGTGCGACAACCTTTCCATGGAGGAACAGCTCGCCCAGATCAAGGCTTTTCCGGTGCAGCCCTCCCTGATTGTACGAACCCGAAAGTCCCTGCACACCTACTGGCTGATGAAAGACGCTAAAGTTGAGAGCTTTCGCCGGGTACAAAAGCGCCTGATTGCGCAGTTCCAAGGCGACCGCACCATCATCAATGAAAGCCGTGTCCTCCGGTTGCCGGGCTTCAACCACTGCAAGGGCGAGCCTTACCCGGTGGAGTGCATCAAATTTAACCCGGAACTGCGGTACACCCAAGCGGAGCTCGAGGCCCATCTGCCGGAGGTCGAGGATGAGCCGGAGGTCAAAGGTCCCGCGCCCCAAGGCACCCGGAAGGGGCTGGCGCTGGTCGGCAAACGCTGCCTCTTTATTCAGCATTGCAAGGAAAATGCCAAGTCGCTCTCCGAGCACGATTGGTACGCCATGATCGCCAACCTGTCGGTCTTTGAAGGCGGCGACAAAGTGATTCACACGCTCTCCCGGCCTTATCCCGGTTATAAGCCTGCTGAAACGCAGGACAAAATCCGGCATTTCCTCGAAAGCGGCACCAAGCCCATCACCTGCGCGACTATTGCCGAGAAGGGCTTTGTATGCCCGAAAATGGAGGATGGTTCTTGTCCCTGCCGCTCACCCGCCGCATTCTGTTTTCAGCCCATGACGGTGGAGGAACTCCGGGAGGCATTGGCGGCACAACCGGTGGCTGAGACACAGGTGGAAAATATGCAGACCGCCCAGACCTTTGTCGAGGATTATCTGTACAACATTGATGCGACACTGGCGGGTACCTTCATCACCTACGAGGTGAGCGTCCATTTCGGCATCAAGCCCACCGAAATGCGTTCATTGGCCGCACAGCAGCGCAAAGTCTACAAGGAGTACAGCGACAGCAAGGAAACCCGCCGCGCTTTGGCAAAGAATCCGATTCCTGATTGGTATGAACCCACCGAGAGGGGCGCGCTGCGCTTTATTCCGGGTTTGTTGGCCGACCATATGACGAAAACCGTCCATGCCTTTTACGGTGCGGGCAGCTATTTCTTCTACCGGGACGGTGTGTACACCGCCGAGGAGGATTTGGCGGCATCGGCCAAGGTGCGCGAGTATTTGATTCCCCGCTACGCAACAATGCACGCAATTCAGGACACCGTGGGCCAATGGCGCATGCTGATCCGCAAGCCTGTGCGGGAAATCAACTCCAATCCCTTCATCATCAACGTGAGCAATGGCCTATACAACGTGCTGGACGGTTCCTTCAAGGCCCACACCCCGGAGTATCAATCGACGGTGCAGATCAGCGCCCGATACGACGATTCTGCGGAATGCCCGCAGTTCTTGGAGTTCCTCGGCGGCGTTCTTCCTGACACTGAGCATGCGCTGATACAGGAAATCCTCGGATACCTGCTGGTGCCGATCAACAAAGCCCAGAAGTCTTTTGTGTTTACCGGTGCGTCCAACGCAGGCAAATCGACGCTGCTTTCGGTGGCGCAGGATGTGCTGCTGGGCAGCGAAAACGTGAGCAATATCCCGTGGCAGTCCTTGTCTGACCGCTTTAAAACTGCAGAGATTTTCGGTAAGTTAGCGAATATATTTGCTGACTTGCCCAGCAAGAGTATGGACGATAACGGCATGTTTAAAGCGCTCACCGGCGAGGACTACATCACTGCGGAGCGTAAAAACAAGGACCCTTTCTCCTTCCGGCCTTATGCCCGGATGGTGTTCTCCTGCAACGAGATGCCCCGCAACTACGGCGACCGCTCGGACGGCTTCTTTCGCCGCCTCATTATCATCCGGTTTGACCGATCCATCCCGGAAAGCGATCGCGACCCTGATCTCCGGGAAAAGCTCTCGGTGGAGCGCGATGGTATCCTTATGTGGGCGCTGGCTGGACTGCGCCGCCTCATGGCCAACAGTTACCGTTTTTCCGAGACATCCCGTACCCGGACGGAGCTGCGGAAATACAAGGTGGAGAGCAACAGCGCTTTATCCTTCGTAGAGGAATGCTGTTTTGTCAACGCCGACGCAGAGTGTATGCGGGAGGATTTGTTCCAAGCCTACCGCGAGTATTGTCACAAAAACGGCCTGAAAGCGATGTCCCAGGCCAACTTCAACAAGGACGTCGAGAACTACTACGAAACGGTCGAGCGGGGCCTCGAACGGGTCAGTCGCCGCAAAACGTGGAAAGGCATCCGGCTGGAGGCATGATATGACAGCGAACAATATCAATTTGCCATTGAATGCGAACCATTGCGAACGGGGCGCGAACCACTTGGAGCGCCGTAAACCCACAGAATGGCTCATGGTGAACGGGTTGAACGGGTTTTTCCTATTCCTTACGTTATTAAATATCCAAGGGGTTACTGTTATGAAAAAAATAAAATATATATAAAAGACTGTGGAATACTGGTTCACCCGTTCAAATGCAGTAACGGCGTGGTTTTCACCCGTTCGCTGACCCGTTCGGCCCTTCATCGACGATGCAGGAGGGTCGCTCATGTTAGAGAAAGACATCGTCGCCGCCATCATGCGACACCTAAAGTCTGTCCCCATGTGCTTTGCTTGGAAGGAGCACGGCGGTATGTACGGGACAGCCGGTTTGCCGGACATCATCTGCTGCTATCGCGGCAGGTTTCTCGCCTTCGAGGTGAAGGTGCCGGGTAACAAACTGACAAAGCTGCAAGAAATCATGATTACGAAAATTAAAGCCGCTAAGGGAAATGCCTACAAGGTCACCAGTGTCGAGGAAGTGAAGTCCATCCTTGATTCCTTGGAGGTACCGGCTTATGACGATAGCTTGGATTTATCTTGATAAACGCGGCGCGGCCATCGACGCGCTTAAGGACTATACCAGTATGGAATTCATCATCCAGAACCAGCCTGAGGAACTGGCTGAAGTCGAGGAGAAGCTCTTTTCCGTTCGCTCTTCCGTTCCCAACGGTATGCCCCGCGCTCATAACCCTCACGCCGGGGAATCCCGGTTGGCAGCGTCGCTGGACGAGATCGACGTTCTGAAAGAGCGGTACAGGCGGGCGCTGGAGTACATGGAGTGGTTCCAGCCTGCGTGGGATGCGCTTACCGACGACGAGCGGTATGTGCTGACGGAGTTTTATCTCAACCAGCAGGAGGACGCGGTTTCCAGTATCTGCGCCCACTTCACCATTGAACGGTCATCGGCCTACAACAAAAAGAACCGGGCATTGGCCCGGCTCGCACTCCTGTTGTATGGAAAGTGAGTAATATCGTGGACGACTTTTCGGTTTGGACGTGATACACTGGTATTGGTTGATCGCAGGCCCTCGGAGCTCCGGCTCCGGGGGTTTTGCTTTGCCGTAGATGAAAGTGAGTAATATCGTGGACGACTTTTTAGATTTCATGTGATATACTATTATCATCAAAAGAGTGCGCCCCGGTTCTGCCGGAGGCGCTTCTTGTTTATCTGGCCCTTGGAGTGTAACGCTCCGAGGGCTTTTTCTATTTCCGGGAGGTGATAGGATGCCCAAGAGACCTAAACGCCCGTGCAGCTTCCCTGGCTGTCCCGAGCTGACGGATGGCAGGTTCTGCCCGGTCCATGAAAAGCAGGAAGCGCAGCGGTATGAAAAATACCAGCGCGACCCTGCGACTAAAAAACGCTATGGCCGTGCGTGGAAACGCATCCGTGACCGGTATATCGCAGCCCACCCTTTGTGCGAGCAGTGCCGTAAGGACGGCAAGCTTACACCCGCCCAAGAGGTACACCATATCCTGCCCCTTTCAGCAGGCGGCACCCACGACGAGCGAAACCTGATGAGTTTGTGTACCTCCTGCCACTCCGAGATCACCGCACGTGAGGGTGGCCGCTGGGGTTTTCGATGAATTTTTCCCCGAGGGAGGGGGCGTCCCGATCTCTACAGCCTCCTCGATGCGGAACGGGTGTGGGGTATCACGCAAAACTTCGCAGTTTCAAACGGGGTATATGGCTTTGCTGCTTTACTTTACTACAGAGGAGGTGATGTGTATGGCCAAGGACGGTACCAACAGGGGCGGCGCACGCCCCGGCTCCGGGCAAAGAAAAAAGCCCTTGCACGACAAGATTCTGGAGGGCAACCCCGGCAAGCGTCCGCTCACGGTCATGGAGTTTAAGAACACCGCCGATCTTGAAGGTGCGTCCATGCCGCCACCCCGTGAATATTTAAAATCTGTACAAAAGAACGGCAAGCCCTCTCTGGCTGTTGAGATATACGAAAACATTTGGAACTGGCTGTATGAGCGGCACTGCGCACACCTCATCCCGGCACAGATTTTAGAGCAGTATGCACAGAGCTGCGCCCGCTGGATACAGTGTGAGGAATCCATCACTGAGTTTGGTTTCCTCGCCAAGCATCCGACAACAGGCAACGCCATCCCATCACCTTATGTGGCAATGAGCCAGAGCTTTGCAAAGCAAGCCAACAACCTATGGTTTCAGATTTTCCAAGTAGTCAAGGAAAACAGCACAGCGGATTATCGCGGCAACACCCCGCATGACGACGCAATGGAGCGACTGCTCACCGCGCGCAAAGGGGGCTAATCGTGGAACTGTGGCAATTGAGGCAGTTTCAAGGTTTACCTCTCGAAATAAAAGTCGCCAAGAGCAAGCTCCGCATCCGTGAGTGGTACGACCATTTTGGCGGCGATGTGTATATCAGTTTTTCCGGCGGCAAGGACTCCACGGTACTTCTTCACTTAGTGCGGTCCATGTACCCGGAGGTTCCCGCCGTTTTCTCGGACACCGGATTAGAGTTTCCCGAAGTACGGGAATTTGTGAAAACAGTGGATGATGTTACATGGGTCAAGCCTGACATGAGCTTTCGGCAGGTGATTGAAAAGCATGGCTACCCAATCATCAGCAAGGAACAGAGCGACTGGATATACCGCGCGCGGCTCGGCAATCCGCAAGTGTATCAGAAAAACGTGCTGGGCATTATTCCGGACGGCAGAAAGACACGGTTCCATATTTCGGAGCAATGGAGGTATCTTCTGGATGCGCCTTTTCATATTGGTGCGGGCTGCTGCCACGAAATGAAAAAGAAGCCCCTCGACCGCTACGCCAAAGAAACCGGGCAGGTGCCGTTACTCGGTACCATGGCGGCTGAGAGCATACTGCGCACACAAAAATGGCTGGAAACCGGCTGCAATGCCTTTGGCAATAAAAACCCCAAATCAGCCCCCATCTCATTTTGGCTCGACGAGGATATTTGGGCATATATTCGTGCAAACAATCTATCCTACAGCGCGGCCTACGATATGGGCTATAAAAGAACGGGTTGTATTTTTTGTATGTTTGGGGTTCACCTCGAAGGGACGCCCAACCGATTTCAGCGGCTGCAGAAAACGCACCCCAAGTTGTGGCGGTATTGCATGCGCGATTGGGAGGCGGGCGGTCTCGGGCTCCGGCAAGTGTTGGAATATATCGGGGTTCCCTTTGAAAATTTTATGCTTTGACCAGGAGGCGCGAAAATGAACAGCTCGCTCACAGAGTTCCTCCGGCTTCTTAAAAAGGCACCAAGCCTGACCCCGCAGCAGTACCGAACGCTGCGGGGTCAGGCTATTTCAGGCAATCTGGCGGGGGCTGAGAAAGGCTATGCCCGGTTGATGGAAAGAAGGCTATACCATGCAGATTCAAAAAATTAACGCGGGCCAGCTCAACCCCGCCGCGTATAACCCACGCAAGGACTTAAAGCCCGGCGACAAGGAATATGAGAAGCTGAAGCGTTCCATTACCGAGTTCGGTTATGTGGAGCCGGTCATCTGGAACAAGACCACGGGCAATGTAGTCGGGGGCCATCAGCGGCTTAAGGTATTGCTCGATCTTGGCTACACCGAAATTGACTGTGTTGTGGTGGAACTTGAGTTCACCCGGGAAAAGGCCCTCAACCTCGCCCTCAACAAAATACAGGGCGCTTGGGACGAGACCAAACTGGCGGAGCTTATGGCTGACCTTGACGCAGGAACTTTTGATGTATCATTCACCGGCTTTGATGCTGAGGAGGTCGACGCATTGCTCAACCGCTTTTACGCAAAAGAGGCGGTTCAGGACGAGTTCGATATTGACAAGGAAAAAGAGAATGTCGAACGGCGCGGCGCGATCACCCAGCCCGGAGATATTTGGCTGCTGGGCAAGGCGGATGACCGCCCTCCACACCGTCTGCTTTGCGGCGATGCTTCCCGACCCGATGATTTTGAACGCCTGATGGATGGTGTATGTGCGCAGATGGCGATGACCTCTCCGCCCACCAGTAACGAGAAAGAATATCGGACCGATGGCATTGAGCCGTGGCTTGGGCTGATGCGTCCCGCCATCGAAAATATTGTCCGGCACGCCGACGTTGTCTGTTGGCAGATGAACGACCTCTACGCTACCGGCTCGCAATTCGTGGAGCCAACCGGCTTTTATTCGGTGCAGCTCTTTGCCGACGAGGGTTTCCGACCTTTGTGGATTCGAGTATGGCGCAAGACCGGGCCGCAGCGCGGTTCGGCCGGGCACCATCTTGTTTCGAATAAGCCGCAGCAGCTATATGAGTACATCACTGCTTTTGCCGGACAGCAATCTCAGGCTGAATACAACGACCAAGAGTATGTGTGGATGTCGGCTTTCGCCGGTCACAGTTACCGCTTTGTCAAACGACTCACCAAGGAAGAACGGCGGCTCTGGGGATACGCAGGCATCTGGGAGATGGCGGCTGTCCGCACCCAGAAGAACCATCCCGCTATGTTTCCGGTGGAGTTGCCGTGGCGGTGCATTAAAATGCACAGCGACCGAGATGGCATCGGGGCGGACCCCTTCGCCGCTGCAGGGACTACCCTGATTGCCGCTGAGCAAACCGAACGGCGTTGTTTTGCCATGGAGATTTCCCCAATATACTGCGATCTCATAGTAAAGCGTTGGGAGGATTTCACCGGCGAAACCGCCCTTAAAATGGAGGCGACGCAATGAAAATGAATATACAAACCATTCCCGCCGAGAGGCTGCAGGCGGCGGCTTATAACCCCCGCAAGGACTTGAAGCCCGGTGATGCGGAATA